AATATTTAACTATTCCAAATAAAGCAAATAGTGGTCAACCAAGTCAGTACTTCTTTGATAGACAAGTAACTCCGACTATAACTTTGTGGTCAACACCTGATGCTACATACACATTAGTTTATTATTATGTAAGCCGTATTCAAGATGCAGATGCTTTAGTTAATAATGCAGATGCTCCGTTTAGATTTCTTCCTTGTATGGTAGCAGGACTTGCATATTATCTAGCTATGAAAAGAGCACCCGAAAGAGTCCAGCTATTAAAAGCCGTTTATGAAGAAGAATTTCAAAGAGCCGCAGCCGAGGATGCCAATAGTACTCCTTTAAAATTAACACCTAGCATGTCCTACTATAGTTATTAAAATGACAAATATAATAGAAACAAAATTTGGAACATTGGTTAACACAAGCAAGATAGCTTCTGGTAGTGCTTCTACTATCAAGAAGTCTGGAGCGTTCTATAATTTTTCTATTAGAGTTGATAATGATGATATTCGTGAGTACTCGTTTACAGATTTAGCAAGAGCTGAATATATGAGAAGAGTTATGATTGGACATTTAGAAGAAAAAATTAAGATGAGTTTTAAGAAAAATGGCTAGGTACGCAACAGGAAAAAAAGCATGGGGTTTTTCAGATCGTTCTGGATTTCGTTATCGTCTGCGAGATATGAAAACTGAATGGAATGGTTTGAAGGTTGGTCCTGATGAGTACGAGGCTAAACACCCACAACTAGAACCTAATCATCCTGGTCCAGATCCGACAGCCTTATATCAACCACGACCACATCAAGATATAGAAACAACTATTTTTGCAGTTTACACAAGCACTGGTGACGGAATCATAGGAAAAAAGTTGACAAGTTATGAGGCTACGGCTAATGTTGGAACAGTTACAGTGAGTACATCATGAGTTTTACAAACACCACACTTACACAATCAATACAAGATTGGACTGAAAATGATGAGTCTACTTTTGTTGCAGAGATTCCTTTTTTTATAAAAAATGCAGAAGAAAGAATTTTCAAATCAATTGATCTTGACTACTTTAGAAAAAATGTAAGTGGTACTATGACTTCTAGTAATAAATTTCTAGAAAAGCCATCGGACTATTTAGCATCTTTTTCTCTATCTTATGTTGACTCAAGCAGTAATAATGTTTTTCTTTTACAGAAAGATGTGAATTTTATACAAGAATATAACCCTAATCCATCAACCACTGGCTCTCCCAAGTATTATGCATCGTATGATGTTGATAGCTTTATAGTGGCTCCTACTCCAGATTCTAGCTATGCAGTGGAATTACATTACTTTTATAGACCTGCTTCATTGACAACTGTTGATTCTGGTACAACTTGGATAAGCACCAATGCTTCAGATGCCTTACTTTATGCTTGTTTAATAGAAGCTTATACTTTTATGAAGGGCGAGCAAGATATACTACAACTATATACGTCAAGATTTACTGAAGCCTTAACTAGATTAAAAGTTTATGGCGAAGGTCAAGAAAACGCTGATGCTTATAGAGATGGATTACCTAGAGTCAGAAGGCAGTAAAGGTACCAAAGTGAAAGATAAAAGTGTAGCAATCGTTGGGCTAGGTAATAGCTTTTCAGAATACGTTTTAGCAAAAATTAGAAGTGAACATTTTGATGAAGTCTGGGCAATAAACTCAATGTCTGGTGTTATATATCATGACAAGTGTTTTATGATGGATCCACCTTCTCGTTTCTTGGATCAAAAGTTTGCAGGTAAGCAAACAAACATTATGAAAGAAAGGTTAGAAAAAAAACTCAACATACCTATAATTTCGTGTGTCTTAGATGAGAGATGTCCAGATGTTGTTGAATATCCATTGCAAGAAGTTCTTGAAAAAACTAAATATGCATACTTAAATAATACTGTTGCCTACAGTATTGCTTATGCCGTAGCACAAGAAGTATCGGATATTCATTTATATGGCATTGATTTTACTCATAAGAATGTAGCTTTCGCTGAAGCAGGAAGAGCTTGTTGTGAGTTTTGGTTAGCTATAGCTACTGCCAAAGGGATAAAAATTCATGTGGCACACAACTCTTCTTTGCTAGATACTAATGTTCCAGATGAAGAAAAATTGTATGGCTATCATAGACTAGATGATCCCATTGTTTCAACAGTCACACAAGGTAGTATGTTGATTACAAGAAAATCTAAACTAGAACCGCCAAACCCAATAGAAGAAACACCTAACATAGTTGGCAGAAAAGATATACCAGGAGTAACTTATGAGGAGTAAAAATGTTTGAATTAGGTATAAGCACTGTAGGAAGTGTTAATGTTATGACTTCAGATAAAGGAGGTTTAACAAATGAACAAGTTGCTGATCTAGCCGTTGATAAAATAGTTAGTATTTCTGATCAAGCTCCGGCACATATTAGACAACAAGCAAATCAATTCAGAGAACATTTAAAGAATGTTCTGTATCATTACCTGCTCTTGGCAAGAAAAGAAGAGCGTGGTAGTATAATTCAAGTTCTAGAATCAAGTGGTCATAAAGAAATGGCTGAATATATAAGGAGATTATAAGATGGCAATAGCCCAAGCAATGTGCAATTCTTTTAAAAAAGAATTAATGTTAGGCACACACAATTTCGCAACAAACGGAAATGCTTTTAAATTAGCACTTTATGCAGAAGGTGGTGGTGGTAAATCATCGACAACTGCTACTTTAGGCTTTGGAACAACTGCATATACGACAACTGGAGAAATTGCAAATAGTGGTAGTTATACTGCTGGTGGTGGAGCTTTAACAAAAGTAGCTCCGTCTGTAGCTACTTCTACTTCTACGGCAACAGCTTTTGCAGATTTTGCAGATATAAGTTTTACAACTGCAACAATTACGGCTATGGGTGCATTAATATATAATGACACAAACAGTAATAAAGCTGTATGTGTTTTAGATTTTACATCTAATAAAACATCTACATCAGGTACTTTTACAGTTCAGTTTCCAACAGCAGATGCAACTAATGCGATCATAAGGATAGCCTAAATGTCAAATTCTACCTTACAGGGTTGGGGTAGAGGCACATGGGGTCAAGGTCCTTGGAATGAGGAAATAAATGTTGTTGCTACTGGAGTAGTAGGAACAACTGGTTTAGGCACTCCAAGTGGGATACCAGGTGTAAATGTAGCTACAACAGGTATTTCTGCAACAACCTCCATAAGTCAAACTGGTGCTGGTACAGTCACCTATGCTGTTACTGTTGTTTCTGGCAATCCTTCAAATCATCCATATTACAATCAGGGATCTACTAACAAGTATGCCATTGATGGATCAACGGCATCAGGAGATGTTGTATTAACCTTATATGAAGGCAACACATATAAGTTTGATCAGAGCGACAGTAGTAATGATGGACATCCACTTAGATTTTATTTAGATGCAGCTAAAGGTACGGCTTATACTACGGGAGTAACTACTAATGGAACTCCAGGTCAAGCGGGTGCTTACACTCAAATAACAGTAGCTGACGGTGCACCAACATTATTTTATCAATGTAGTAGTCACTCCTTAATGGGAGCAACGGCTAATACTCCTGCAATACCTAATGTTTCAACAACAACGGGAGCACCAGTAACTAATGTTATTGGTACAACAGCGTTAGGTTCAGAAACTGTTTTTACAGAAGTAACAGTAGGTGTTACATTAGCAGCAGCACAAACAGCACTAGATAGTGTTGTCACAATACCACAATGTGTGGTATTCTTAACTGGAATTAGTGCTACTGGTAGCACTGGAGAAGAATTAGTATATAGTTTAATAGTTCCAGATCAAATAGCTAACTGGCGAGAGGTGGCATAATGGCAAGTACATTTGTAAATAATTTAAGACTCGAAGAGATGACCACTGGTGAACAGTCGGGAACTTGGGGTACAAAAACAAACACTAATTTAGAATTAGTGGGTGAAGCATTAGGTTTTGGTACAGAAGCTATCACAACAAATGCAAATACTCATGCAACAACAGTAGCGGATGCGACTTCGGATGCAGGTAGAGCAATATATATAATATATACTGGAACATTAGATTCAGCTTGTACTATTACCATTGGTCCAGATACCTTGAAACGAGTTCATATAATTAAAAATGGAACAAGTGGATCACAAAACATACTTATAAAACAAGGATCCGGTGGTGGTGCAGCCGTTACCATTCCTCCAGGAGATACAAAGGTTGTTTCATTAGATGGTGGTGGCAGTGGTGCAATAGTAACAGATGTATTTGCTTCATTAAGTACAGTTGATTTAAAAGTACAAGGTGATCTTACAGTTGGTGACGATTTGACTTTAAGTTCAGATAGTGCGGTTGTAACTTTTGGAGCAGATGGAGACACAACTTTAACACATACAGACGGCACAGGTTTAACTCTTAATGGCACTAATAAATTAACATTTGGTGATGCCGCTAGTTTTGTACATCAAAGTTCTGATGGAGTTTTAACAGTAGATGGTGAGGCAACCATTGATTTAAATGCAAGTACAGCCGTTCTTGTAAGTAATGATTTAAAATTAAACAGTGATTCAGCAGTAGTAGGTTTTGGAGCAGATAACGACACTACACTAACACATACTGATGGAACTGGTTTAACATTAAATAGTACAAATAAATTAACATTTGGAGATGTAGCAAGTTTTGTTCATCAGTCAAGTGATGGAGTTTTGACAGTGGCTGGTGAAGCAACCATAGCTTTAGCTGCATCAACTGCCGTTACTGTAAGTAATGACATAACAGTAGCTGGAAGAGCAACAGGTACACAAACAGCAGATAATGATGGTAACTTTGATTTAACAGTAAGTAATTTTTGGACATTTACTCCAGATGGTAATGACACTATTACATTAACTAATCCTGCTATTGGTCAATCTGGTGTTATTTATTTAGATAACTCTGGTGGACATACACTTTCTGCTCATGCTTCATTAGCTATTAATGCAGATGTATTAAGTGCATTAACTACAGCAGGTAAATATATGGTTTCTTATTACTGTACTGCTACAAGTGGCAATGACACAATATTAGTGTCTGCAACAGGAGCATTAACATAATATGTCTTTACTTCCAACAATAGGTGCAGTTGACCAAGACACAGGTTTCTATAATGGTGTTGCTACACAGTCATTGAGGTTTGATGATGGCAGTTCTCATAAATTGACTAAAGACTTTAGTGGCTCTTCTCCTGATAATGATAAAAAAATGACTATAAGTGTGTGGGCAAAAAGAGGAAACTTATCTGGAAGCAACCAAGTTATTATTGCTAATTATAATTCTGTTCGCTTTTTAGGGGAATTAATGTGGAATACTGACAATAAAATAAGTTTTGACCCTGGTGGTGATGGCAATGGTGCTTCAAATTCTTATCAAGTACGAACAACTGCTTTGTTTAGAGATGTTAGTTCTTGGTATCACATTGTTCTAGCATATGATTCAACACAAAGCACAGATACTAATAGAGTTAAACTTTATGTAAATGGTACGCAACAAACACTAACTGCACCGTCTGGTAATACATTTCCTCCACTAAATTATGCACATCTTTATTCCTATGCAGGGGCAAATAATACAATAGGTGAGTTTGGAGCAGGTTTTAATTCAGGCTATTTAGATGGATATTTATCTGAATTTAATTTTATAGATGGTTTAACATTAGACCCAACATATTTTGGTGAAACAAAAAATGGTGTATGGATAGCCAAAAAATATACTGGCTCATATGGCACTAATGGTTATAGATTGCAATTCATAGGTACTGGTACAAGTACATCAAGTGGTAGTGTTACAAATCCAACAAATATTGGTGATGATTCAAGTGGAAACAATAATCACTTTGCAGTTAGTGGTTTAGCATCAACTGATGCAAATATACCTGATAGTCCAGAGAATAACTTTTGTACTTGGAATCCCTTGAGTGCTAGTGCATCATCAGGTTCTGTAAAAACTTTGTCAGAGGGAAATCTTCAATTTTCTGGTGGAGCTTTTGGAGTTGTTGGTGGCACAATGGCTGTAACATCAGGCAAATGGTATTGGGAAACTAAATTACTTTCTACTGTAGATGGAAGTAATCCTTTTGTAATTGGTTTTGTTTCAGCTACTTCAATTGCTCATTCTAGTTCTCATGACCAAAGTGTAGTTATGTATTCTGATAATGGAACAGGTAAACTTATACAACATATAGAAAACAGTTCAATAACACAAAACATTACTATACCATCAGCACTTTTAACTTTTGATGTAAATGATGTAATGCAATTTGCTTATGATGGAGATACTGGAAAAATTTGGGTAGGTAAAAATAATACTTATGTTGCAAATGATGGTGGTACTGATGGTAATCCTTCAAGTGGCTCAAATCAAACATTTACTTTAGCCGACACAACTATACCCATGACACCTTTAGCAGATCATGGAGGAGTTGCTTGGACTGGGCTTGCAAATTTTGGGCAATTAACTAACGCTTATACAGCACCAACCGATTTTAACGCTTTATCTACAGCTAACCTACCAGAACCAACCATAAGTCCTGCACAGACTACACAAGCAGTAAATCATTTTGGAATACTTACTTGGACAGGCAATGGAACAAGCGATAGTAGTACAAATAATATAAGGTCTGGTGGTAGTGGTGTAGGTGGGGAGATTGATTTTAAACCTGATTGGACTTGGGTAAAAAGTAGGTCTCATGGTCAAAATCATAATTCTTACGATTCAAACAGAGGTGCAGGAATTGTTTTATACCCAAATTTAGGCAATGATGAAGATGATACGTCTACATATTTCACATCTTTTCAAGATAAGGGTTTTAATTTAGCTCGAAATGGTGGTGATACAAATGCTAATAATTATACTTATGTAGGTTGGAACTGGAAAGCAAATGGTGCACAAACCTCAACTATTGCAGTAGATAGTGTTTCAAGCGGTGTTCCATCTATAGCAAGTACAGTACAAGCAAACACAACGGCAGGGTTTAGCATTGTTACTTGGACAAACACATCTAGTAATAATCAAAAAATAGCACATGGATTAGGAGTAGCACCCACATATATTATTGCAAAAAGTAGGTCAACAAGTAGTTCTGCTTGGGTTATAGGACACTCTGGAGCTTCTTTTAATTGGACTAATGATTATTATCAATTTGATAATGGTCAGAGAAGAACAGATGGTGGTGGTACTGTATTTGGTGCAACACCAGATCAGAATGTTTTTACTTTTGGTACTGGTGCAGGTGGTAATGGTGTAACTTTTGTAGCTTATTGTTTCGCAGAGATAGAGGGTTACTCAAAGTTTGGCAGTTATACTGGAAATGGTAATGATGATGGTACGTTTGTCTATACTGGATTTCGCCCTGCTTGGGTTATGATTAAACGCACAGATACTACAAGCAACTGGGCAATTTTTGATAGAAATAGAGATCCTATTAACGCAGGCGGTAGAGAATTATTTGCTAATGTGTCTAATGCAGAACAATCCCATTCTGAAGATTGGGATTTTGTATCTAATGGAATTAAGTTTAGGAGAAATTACACTGATAATTCATCAGGTGGTACATTCATATATATGGCATTTGCCGAAGTGCCTTTTAAATATGCTAATGCAAGATAGGAGAAAATAATGGCTTGGAAACACAATGGTAGAACCATAAAAATAGGAAAAGCATGGGTTAGTGATGATAATACTAAATACCCTCGCCAATGGAACAATCTTACAGATGCAGAAAAAAAGTCTGCTGGTTTGGTTTGGGAAGATGATCCTGTAGTAGAAACTTTTGATAATAAATTTTATTGGGCGAAAGATATTGAACGTAAATTAGCAGATGAAAACGTAGTTGATGCAGATGGCAAAGCAGTAAACGATCCTATGACTGGTAAACAAATGGTTAACTTAGGTCTTAAATCTATATGGGTTGCACAAACTAAAACAACTGCAAATAGTTTGCTTTCTACTTCTGATTGGTATGTAACAAGGAAAGCTGAAGCAGATACAGCAATTCCATCTGACATAAGTAAATACAGAGCAGATGTTAGAACTGCTACAAAAACAATAGAAGATAAGATCAATGGTTGTGCCAACTTAGATGCTTTTAAGGCATTGTTTGATGCTCCAGTTGATAGTGATGGTAATCCTACTGCCAAGGCACCTATATATGATTTTCCTGATGAGGCTTAATAATGCCTTTAGCAAAGCTACAATTCAAGCCTGGAATAAATAAAGAAACAACATCTTATTCTAATAAGGGTGGATGGAATGATTGTGATCTTGTTCGGTTTCGTTTTGGCTATCCAGAAAAAATAGGTGGGTGGGAAAAGTACTCAACAAGTACTTTTCTTGGTGCTTCTCGTTCTCTGCATTCTTGGGCAAACTTACAAGGTAATAAATATTTAGGCATAGGTACAGAATTAAAATTTTATATTGAAGAATCTGAAGGCTATAATGACATAACACCTTTAAGAAGAAAAGTTGTTAACGGAGAAGTTGTATTTGAACTTGGATTACAAAAAGTAGTTAATTTTACTGTAACTGGATTAGCAGGAACCACGGCACTTGGAAGTCAAATAGTAAATGCAGTTTCAAACGCACAATTTACTCCAGTGATAGTGGATGGCGTATCTTCTACCGCAGAGCTTGGCACAGTGGCAGTACAAACAGACTTATTACTTGTCACTCAAGTTGGTACAGTGATAATAGGTGGTGATGCACACGATGGTGGAGCTACAAATAGTAACACTACGATTGATGTTAATGGATAAAAAATGGCTATAACTTTTACAACTTCGACTTCTTCTACACAAGTCACAGTTAATGATTCTGGTCATGGAGCTTTGGCAAATGAG